GTCCTGGGCATGTTCTCTGCCCCATGGCTTCAGCCGCAGATGGGGCGGCTGAACACCGGCTTGCGGGAACCGCGCTTCGTCATTCGTGTGGCCGACGCCGATGGGGTGGACAAGGCGCAGACGGTGCGTATCGATTTGCCGACGCTGGATGGCGGCGGCGTGTACACGCTCGTCAATGTCGAACCCGGCGGGGATGGTCTGGTGGCCCTGATATTGAGGATGCAGGCATGAGTGTTGGGAGTTACTACAAGACATCCGCCAACAGCGCGATGATCACGCTGCAGCCTTCAGCCTCCGACCTTCAGGCCTTCCAGGAATTTGCCGCACGAGTGCCGAAAGCTGCAGCAAATGCCCAGCGGCGGGCGATCAACAAGACCCTGGGGTGGTTGCGCACCCAGATCGCGCGCACGGTCGGTAAACAGGAGCGCATCGCGGTCGCTGCGGTACGGCAACGGCTGCGCAGCTATCCGGTCAAGGGGGACACCGGCCAGGGCAAGCTCTGGTTCGGCATCAACCCCATCGAAGCCAGTCGGATCGGTCGCCCTCGGCAGGGCAAGGCGGGCGTGTCGGTGGCCGGTCGTCGCTACCGTGGTGCGTTCTTCAAACGGGTTTACGGCAGTCGCGCCGATATCTGGATACGTACCGGCAGCAAGCAATTTTCTGCCGATGATTACCCAGACACTCATGCGTCCACCGGCGGTGGCCACCGCTCTGGATGGATCTCGGAAAACGACAACCGATTCCCCTTGGCAAAAGCCAAGGTGTCGCTCGAAGACGTTCGTCCGCATTTCGAGTCCTGGACCCGGCGTGCGAATGAGCGCCTGCTGGTGGTGCTCAAGCAGGAGTTGAATTTTGAACTGCAAAAATCTTTGAAGGGGAACTCGCGTGTCTGATCAGCCATTCAGCCTGGATCAACTCTACAGCGCGATCGAGCAACATCTGCGCGAGGCATTGCCTGCTGTGCAGTTCGTCGCGACTTGTCCGGATATCCGGGATCGGGTGGCTCTGCCGGCGGTGTTTCTTGAGCTGGCCGAGTTGGAACCGGGTCGAGACATCGGTACCGGCGAGACGACACTGGTGGCCAAGTTCGAAGCGCGGGTGATCGTGGCGCCGGAGCAGGTACATCATCAACAGAAGGCCGCGCATTTGGCTGCGCAAATTGCCGTGTTGCTGCGCATGCAAAATTGGGGCTTGGCGGTCGAGCCTGCCGAGTTCATTCAAGCCTCGCAGGACTGGACCAAACCCGAACTGGATGGTTACACCGTCTGGGTGGTGGAATGGACACAGCAGATCTACCTCGGCGAGATCGAATGGCGCTGGCCGGATGAGCCGCCCGGCACGCTGCTGTTCGCCATCCACCCGGGCACGGTGGATCCTGACGCGCCGCTGGTGGCACCGGAGGACGCATGAGTTACGCCGGCGCCGAGCATGACCGCATGCTGGCCGGGCTGGTCAAGCCGTGCTACGTGGTCGCCCTGGACCTGGCGGCGGTGCCGCCGGTGTGTCGGGTGTCGGACGGCGAATGGGTCAGCGCCTGGGTGCGCTGGCACAGCCTGGCCGCCGGCAAGGCGCGGCACTGGCGGGTGCCCAGCATGAACGAGCAGGGCGCGCTGATCAGTACCAGCGGTGACGTGTCACAAGGCACCTTTGTGCCGGGGCTGTACGGCAACGCGGGACCGCCACCGGACACCCGCGACCATGTCGAGCGCTGGCTGTTCGACGACGGCGGTTCGTTGACCTACGACTGGCAGGCCAAGCGTTACAGCATTGTGCTGCCGAGTGGATCGGTGGAAATTGCGGTCGGCAGTTCGGCCGCTACCGTGACGGATGACGCCGTGGTGGTGACGTCCGGCGCGATCGCCCTGGACGGTGACGTGACGATTTACGGTGACGTAAAGATCAACGGCGCGTTACGCGTAACGGAGGACATTCTCGGCGGCGGCTCGATCATCGACACCGCTGGCAACACGCCGAACCACCAGCACTAAAACGCAACCCTTTAACCAGCCCGCCGCGTGCGGGCTTTTTGTTACCTGGAGAAAACCGTGGCCAATCCCACTACCCCCAAGGTCGAGGCGCAAAGCCCCCGGCCGATCACCTACCAGGACACCGCGTTTACGTCGCGGACCCTGATCATGGACAGCGGCCGGTCGCATGCGGTGGCCGCCGGCAAGGTCACGGTCAGCAGTGCCGACGCCGAGGCGCTGGCGTTCCTCGACAGCGACCCGGCTTTCCAGCGCTTGCCGGAGTAAACCCATGATCGGAATGGACCGCCAAACGGGGTTGCCAATCTCGGGCATCGAGCACTTGCGCCAGTCCATTGCCGACATCCTCGGCACGCCGCTGGGCTCGCGGGTGATGCGGCCCGAGTACGGCAGCAAGGTGCGCCGCTTCGTCGACCTGCCGGTTAACGCCGGTTGGAAAAGCGCGGTGCAGGCCGAGGCCGCCCGCGCCCTGGGGCGCTGGGAAACACGCCTGACGCTGGAAAGTATCCAGGTGATCGCGGTGCTGGATGGCCAGGTGCGCTTTCGCTTGCGCGGCACCTTCAACGATTTGCAGATTGAGACTGAGGTGGACGCATGAGCACTCTGGACCTGGCCAGCCTGCCGGCGCCGACCGTGATCGAGGTGCTGAGCTTTGAAGAGTATTACCAGCAGGCGCTGACTGAGTTTCGCGCGCTGATGGGGGCCAACTGGAATGCCGATTTGGAGTCGGACCCAGTGGTCAAGCTGCTGGAGCGTGCGGCCTATGAAAAGCTGATGACCCGGGCCCGGATCAATGACGCGGCCAAGGCGCAATTGGTGGCCTATGCGCGGGGGACCGACCTGGATCACCTGGCGGCCAACTACAACGTCAAGCGCTTGACCGTGATCGAGGCCGACCCCACGGCCGTTCCGCCGATCGAGGCGCAGTACGAGGAAGACGATTCGCTGATGGAACGGGTGTTGCTGGCCTTCGAAGGCATGGCCGTGGCGGGGCCGAGCGGCGCCTATGAGTTTCACGCGCTGTCGGCCGATGGCCGGGTGGCCGATGCCAAGGCCAGCAGCCCGAGCCCGGCCACGGTGCTAGTGAGCATCCTCAACCGGCTCAACGGGGGCGTGGCCACCGAAGACCTGTTGAACAATATCCGCCTCGCGCTGAGCGACGAGACCATCCGCCCGGTCGGCGATCGGGTGATTGTGCAGTCGGCCGAGCTGATCGATTACGAAATTGAGGCGGTGCTGTACCTGTACCCGGGGCCGGAAAACGAACTGAGTCTGATCGAGGCCAACGCCTCAAAAAACCGCTACATCAACACCCAACGCCGTTTGGGTCGCGACATTCGGCGCTCGGCGATCCATGCCGCGCTACATGTGTCGCGGGTGCAGCGGGTCGAGTTGATCAAGCCGGCGGCGGATGTGGTGATCGCCGATCACCAGGCGGCCAACTGCATCCGCTCGCTGGTGACGATCGGGGGCACCGATGAATGATGCCAGCCTGTTGCCGTCCAACCGCACGCCGCTGGAGCAGGCCCTTGCGCAAGTGGGCCTGGAAAACCCGGGGCTGGCGGACGTGCTGCGCGACACCAAGTCGCCGGAAAATTGCTCGGCCAACATGCTGCCCTGGCTGGCCATTGAGCGCAGCGTGGACCGCTGGGACCCGGATTGGTCGGAGGACATCAAGCGCAAGGCGGTGCGCGCCGCGTTCGAGATTCACAAGCGCAAGGGCACGATTGCGGCGTTGCGCCAGGTGGTCGAACCGTTCGCCGACATCATCGAGATTGTCGAATGGTGGCAACTGGAACCGATAGGGCCGCCGGGCACCTTTAGCCTGGGCCTGGCGCTACTCGATACCGGCCTGAGCGATCGCGGCATTGCCGAGCTGGAACGGATGATCACCGACACCAAGCCGGTCAGCCGGCACCTGGTGGGCCTGAGCATTACCTACAGCCCGAACGGGGTGTTTCACCTGGGCGCGGCGGTGTTCTCGGGCGATGAGGCCGAAATCCTGTCGCCGGAGCTGATGGCGGGGGACTTCCTCGACCTTGAATTGATCATGCTGGCCAACGACCTGAACTATTTCAGCAACCACCTATTACCCGGACTGATGAGGGTTACATGAGCGAACTTTCAGACCGCCAGCGCGCCGCCATCGAATTGCTGGAGGCGGCGGCGCAAGTGGCGCACGACATCGTGCACAAGCCGGCCAGCGAGGTCGTCGACACCGAGTCGGGACCGGCTCCGACCTTTCAGGCGCTTTCGGGGATGATCACCAACCTGGTGGGCGGGCTGTTGTTGCCGCGCCGTGTGGCGATCGCGTCGGCGGGCGCGGCGCGGGCCTTGGATGTGAATTACATTGCCGGGGTGTCGTTCTTTGACGTGACCCTGGATCAGCCGCACTGCGCGCTGACATTTCTCAATACGGCGGTGCCGGCGGGTTATACCTGGTCGTTTACCGTGCGTCTGGTGCAAGGCACCGGGGCCAACCAGGTGACCTTTCCGGCCGGCATTCAATGGTCGGGCAATCGGCCGCCGCTGCTGTCGTATGAAACCGGCGCGGCCGACCTGGTGACGTTCACCTGGGACGGTGCGCATTGGCTCGGGCTTTATGAGGGGGGTTGGTTCAATGTTTCAAGTCCCGCTTAACAGTCGCCGTGCGACCAGCCAGAAAGCCACGCTGGCCAATGCCCTGAGCATGATCGAGGGACACCACCGCTTTCTGCAACGCAACACCGGCGACACGCTCGACGCCACGGTGCAGCACTACGTGCAGAACACTCAAGGCGTGCTGGCGAACAACCGGCATTTCATCGCGCATTCGCAAATGGAGTACCAGCCCAACGGCGACGGCACCACCGAGGGCCAGGCCTTGCACATCCTCGGCTATGCGCATGCCTACCTGGCCACCCGGGACCCGCGTTATCTGGAGGCCGCTGTGTGGTATTGGGAGGCCTACGAGGCGTATTTCTACGCGGGCCAGCCGATCCCGGACACGCCGCAACGACGGATTGCCAATTGGATCGTCAACGCCAAGGAGCCGGTGCTGGCCAACTGGCCGATCAACGCCGCCGAGCCCACGCACAGCGGCTTCAAGGGCGTGCCATTCACTTTCAGCAACGGCGCGCTGGCGATTCCGCACGGCGCGCCGCACTGGGGCGAGTACCTGGACAAGGCCACGTTTGCCTTTGACGGGGCGCTGGCCTGGGACGCGATCAACGCAACCGTCAAGGGCGTGAAGCCGGACGGCGCGACGGATTGGGACCAGAACGGCGTGCAATATGACGTCGATTGGATCATTGCCTGGACCGGGCAGAAAATTAATTGGGATGGTGACGTGTTGTCGGAGGGCCACCCGCTGGCCGAGCGCGGCCGGGTGCAACTAAAAAACACCGGCCTCAACGGCGTGCACAAGTTCAACTATGCGACCCGGCAGCCGGTCGAACACGGCGGCTACCTGATCCCGCGTAACGCGGTGCAGCACAACCGGCCGCTGCATGTGCCGCTGTTGGGCAGCGTCAACCAGATGGGCAACGCGGCGGACGGTGAAGAGTGGTACATGGACGCCTGTTATCTGCTGTGGCGGATCACCGGCGAAAGTCGCTACAAGAAGGCCATGGACGCGTGCCGTTTCACCGCGCACGAATACACACAAATCGACTCGACCGACCGCTTTTTTCGGCAGAGCACGACGGCGGGCACGCCGTTTACCGATGGCATTTCCTACGAGTTCACCTACCCGGAGACGGTCACGCCGGTGTTGGGCCGCGACTCGCTGGGGTACATCACGATGCAGGCCGACGCGGCCGCCCAGGTGTCGATCGAGCAGCAATCTGTGTGGTTTCGCATTACCCCGGATTCGCTGGTGCGCACCTGTTACGGCGGCGTGGACATCAACAACGGCCCGCTGACGGCCAAGGTGGAGTTGACCATTTCCCAAGACAAGGCCGAGGGCAGTGGGATCAAGTACGGCTGTGCGCTGCCCAAGTCGGTGTCCAGCGTCGAGCTGGTGACGCACGACATACCGCTGTCGCAGTTCACCCGTCTGACCAAGGACGACGGCAGCGAGTACGTCATGGCCGACCTGCGCGCGGTGTCGAGTTCGGACGATATCGTTTCGGTGGAGAGTTACGAATCAGCGATTTTTGAAGGGCGCGCCGGCACGGTGGTGAAGTCGTTTTTCCCGGATGATTCGGGATGGTACGAAATCGGGCATTACCTGCTGGCCAGCGAAAATGCGCCGATGCAGAGCATCACCTATCGGTCGGACGGCTTTTTCAATCTGCGCTTTGCCGATGACAACGGTTGGCGCTGGTGGTGGATGTTGCCACCGACCGGGGGCCAGTTTGTCACCCTGCCGATCCGCCCGGAGGACGCGACGCTTTCGGGTTATCAGCCGGACAAGAACGGCCGGCCCAACCCGTCGGCGCCGGTGTATTCGCAGATTGAGGGATTCAGCATTCTGATGGATTCCTCTGACACCAACCTGACCTTTGAATATTACTGCGTCAACGACTTGCCGCCGGCCTTCGCCGAGGAAGACGGCTACACGTTGCAGTACCGGTTGACGGTCAGCGGCCAGGCGCAGTTTCGGGCGCTGGTGGGCGATTGCACGATCCGCGATTACCGCAACGATTCGCTGGCCTATTGCCCCGGGGTGATCCCGTTTTCCAACATCTATTCGGAGGGCACCGACCAGATCGGCGCGTGGCACGGCATGCCCTACCCGGGCTATCAGTACCCGTTCATTTACTGCATCGACCCGCTGGGCCAGTACGTCCGCGAACTGACGCACATGGTCGATTTCCTGTACGACTCGCAGCAGTGGTACCAGCAGCGGTTCGGCCAGCTCGGCCCGGGCGCCTCGGCCTACGTGTGGAACCGTTGGGACAACTACAAGTACGGCGACCCGGACACCTGGACTATGCACCACTGGGGCACCGGCACCGCCTGGAGCGGCTACCAGCCCCGGGCCATGATGGGCGCCTGTCGCGCCTGGTATGAGCTGGTGCACCAGGGCAAGCCGGTGCCGCCCAAACTGGTCGCCTACGCGGAAAACTGGATCACCTGGTTGATCCAGTTTGTGAAGGCGCACGACGGCGTATTGCCTACGGATTTCCCCATGGCCAGCGTGCCGCAGCCGGTGCCGGACGACTTCACCGGGCACATGACCGGCCTGTGGCTGGCTGGGGCCTGCCTGGCAGGTTTGGCGGGCTCCCAGGTGGCTGAGCTGGATGTGCTGATCGAGGCCTGTGTCAGCGAGCTACAGCGGCATTACGTGGTCACGCCGGTGCCGGGCCAGGCCATGAATGGCAGTTGGTCGCCGGCGGTGCGCCTGGGCACCGACAACGGCATGTTCTTCGGCTTTTGGGCCGGGGAGATCCTGCGCGGCCTGGGCTTGTACATCCAGTACCGCACCCACGGGGCCGGGGCGAACATCTACGGCGCGCCGCTTCCGGCGTAGCCATTCAAGGCCCGGCCGGTATGGCGGGGCGCAGACTTCAAGACAAGGCGCAGGTATGGCAGAGCAGGATATTATTTATATCGCGATGCTGACGGAGGTGGGCGCGGCGCAGTTGGCCAAGTCCATTGCCAACGGCACGCCGTGGAAAATTCCCAAGATGGCGGTCGGGGATGGCAACGGGGTCACGCCGCTACCGTCGAAATTGCAAAAGAAGCTGATCCACGAAAACTACCGTTTCAATTTGAACCGACTCACAGCGCAGAGCGAAAAATCGGCGATCGTCGCCGAGGGCATTCTGTTGCCCGAGATGGGCGGCTGGTGGGTGCGCGAGGTCGGCCTGTACGACGACGCCGGGCTACTCATCGCAGTGGCCAGTTACCCGGCCACCTACAAGCCGGTGCGCGAGCAGGGCACCGGCCGCACCCAGGTGATCCGCCTGGTGATCCAGGTCAGCAGCACGGCCACCGTGCAAATCATCAACGACCCGAACACGGTCACGGCCACCCTCGGCGTGGTCCAGGAGGCGATCGACCAGGGCGAGGCGGCCAGCGCGCGCAAGCTGAAGACGGCGCGCGCCATCGCGCTCACGGGCGACGCCACAGGGCAGGGCCAGTTCGACGGCTCGGCGCCGTTGAACATCGCCCTGGCGCTGTCCAAGACCGGCGTGGCCGGGGGCACGTACACCAAGGTCACGGTCAATGACAAAGGCCGGGTGACGGCGGCGACCAATCTGGCGGCGGCGGACATTCCGGCGCTCGATGCCAGCAAGATCACCAGCGGCACGCTGGACCGCAACACCACTGGCAACGCCGGCACGGCGACCAAGTTGCAGACCGCGCGCAAGATCAGTTACAGCGGCGACCTGGCGGGCAATGGCCTGTTTGATGGCTCGGGCAACGTCGATATTCACTTGACGCTGGGCAACAGCGGCGTGCCGGCCGGCAGTTACGGCAAGGTCCGGGTCAATGCCAAGGGCCTGGTGGTGGAAGGCATGGGCCTGACGGCGGCGGACATTCCGGCGCTCGATGCCAGCAAGATCACCACCGGCACCCTGACCCGCAACACCACGGGCAATGCGGCCAGCGCGTCGCAGTGGCTGAACGGGCGTTACCTGAGTTTTTCCGGCGCCGCCGTTGGCGGGGCCTGGCTCAGTGGCCTCTCGGACGTCAACGTGGCGCTGACGTTGGCCGGCTTTGATGCCAGTGCCA